TGCCATGTTGAAAATGAACGCCATGGGTATCACACCCGTGCCTCCGGTGCCGCCAGTGTTTGTGTCTCCTAGTACCATCAGCAGCAAATCTCCAACAGAGCCTACCATTTCTGATCCAGCATTTGCGTTGACTGCTGAAGATAGAGAGAAAATCAAAAAAGAAATTGTCATTGCCGAACAATCTTCCGATGTCACTTCTCGTGAATTTGTGGCGCTAAAACAGAAGGAACTTGACACGAATGAACGGGTCTCCGTTGATGCACCTGAGCCGCTGCCTCCGGTAGTAGCATGTGAGGCAGCAAAGAAAGTTGTGGAATATGCCAAGTTAGATGTTCTAGTCACTGAGACGGAAGACAAGAATTATGGAGGTAAACAGGGAGGTGAAATCACCCCTGTGGGACAAGCTGGAAGAATTGATGAAATGTTACGTGTTGCAGGTAATGATAATGCAGCACGGCGCAAGAGTTCTAGAACAGGAACAGGAGATCCTTGGTGTGCAGCTGCGGTGTCATCATGGTGGAAGGCGGCAGGATTGCCTATCCCTCCATCAGGCGCCGCGGCAGCAAGAGTATGGGCTACTTGGGGCAAGTCCAAGAATCTATATTCCACAGTTCCAAAAATTGGTGCGGTGGCATTATATGGCATTGAAGGCGCAGAAAATCACGTTGGTATTGTAGCAGCAATTGATGCAAAAGGCAAGGTGACCACTATCGAAGGAAACACAAGCGGTAAAGGATTCAATCGTGATGGTGGTGGCTGTTTCGTGAAAACACCCAATCCCAATACTACATTCTATCCAAGAGCCTACGTACATGTTCCAGAAAATTGTGTGCCTCCAGAACCTGCCACAATAGATTCAGCATGCATGTCCGCTGAAATGAAGGCATATGTTGAAAAATTGAAAGGTACAATGCCTGAAAAAGTTCGTGCACAAATTCCTGATGTGGTGTGTAAATTTGCCATCAACACCCCGCTTCGATTGGCACACTTTTTGGCACAATGTGCGCATGAAAGTGTAAATTTCACAGCGGTGCGTGAATATGCCAGTGGAAAAGCCTATGAAGGAAGAAAGGATTTAGGAAACACTCAGCCAGGAGATGGTCCACGATACAAAGGACGGGGCTACATACAGTTGACTGGTCGTGTGAATTATCGAGCATTCAGTAAGTTTGTGCCAGAAAACTGTGAAGAATATCCTGAATTGGTGGCAGACAAATATCCAATGTTATCTGCTGCTTGGTTCTGGACTCGACCAAGATTGCTATCAGGTGCTTCATGCTTAACCTCGTCAGACAAGGGCGACAATCCTGAGACAGTTCTATTGGTTTCCAAATTGGTGAATGGTGTTAACAAAGCCACGAAGTTGCCGAATGGATTGCCTGATAGACAAAGTAAATTCAATACATTTAATTCGCTTGCATAACCATATAAATATTACATATGTCAATTATTCGCCCATATCGTTTATATAAAGATATTGATCTAGCGTTCACCCCACATCCTGAAACAGGGGATGTGGCGAAAAAGTTAGATGTGAATGCTGTTAAGCAATCATTGAAAAACTTAATGTTCACTCAGTATAATGAACGATTGTTTCAACCCAAGATTGGATCCCCGTTGTATGGGTTGTTGTTTGAGCCCATGGATCCCATCACCGTGGAAGGCATGAGACAAACCATTGAATTGTTGATTCAGAATTATGAACCACGCATCATTCTAGACCAAATTGATATCGTTCCTAATTATGATGAGAACACCTATGAACTTAGTATATTTTTCACAGTTGTGGGTATCCCTCTCCCGATTTCATTTAGCACAATTTTACAGAGATTACGATAATGGCAGACATCAGAGTTACAGAATTGGACTTTGCAGATATTAAACAAAATTTAAAGAATTATCTGAAAAGTCAAGATGAATTTTCTGATTATGACTTTGATGGAGCGGGATTAAATGTGCTGCTGGATGTGTTGGCATACAACACACATTACAATGCGTTATTGGCACATTTACAAGCCAATGAAATGTTCATTGATACTGCAATCAAACGGTCATCAGTTGTTTCTATAGCTAAAACACTAGGGTATATTCCTCGGTCGTCAACAGCATCACGCGCGCGCGTGAATTTAGTTGTGACTCCCACAGTTGACACCGCGGCAACATCATTAACATTGATGCCGAGTGTGAAATTCACATCATCAGTGAACAATGTGAATTACACGTTCAATGTTGCCAATGAATACACCGCAGTAAAGACTAATGGTGTGTTCACATTCAACAATGTTGATCTTCTTGAAGGAAACAAAGTCACCAACTCATTTATAGTTGCTGCTGATACTGTGTCTGGACCTTTTGTGGTACCAAATGCATTTTTAGATGAAACAACATTTTCTGTGGGTGTTCGTTCATCAACATCAGCTATTGACAATGTTACCTACTCTCGGGCAACAAGCATCATTGACATTGCAAACACGAGCACAGCGTTCTGGTTGGAAGAAAATCCAGATGGGCTGTTTCAAATTGTATTTGGTGATGACATCATTGGAAAGAAATTAGCCGCAGGCAATGTGGTCACCGTGCAATATCTTGCATGCAATGGACCCAATGCCAACGGCGCCAATTCATTCACACTTGCGGGCACCATTAACGGCGAGCCATCTGTTGACATCACCGTGGTCAACAAAAGTGCTTCAGGTAGTTTTAAAGAATCCATTGATGAAATTCGGTTCAATGCTCCCAAGTATAATGCCACAAGAAATCGAGCAGTCACATCACAAGATTACAGATCATTGATTTTGTCGGAATTTTCTCGTGCAAAAAGTGTTGCTGTGTGGGGCGGCGATGAAAATGACCCACCCATTTATGGCAAAGTATTCATCACACTAGATCCGAAAGACGGTGAAGTTATCACGGATGCCGACAAAGATTTCATCAGTGAATCCATTCTTCGTCCACGAAGTGTGTTGAGTATTCAACATGAATTTGTTGATGTTGATTATTTGTACGCGGGATTTGAAGTAGACATCAAATACAACCCACGAAACACGGCATTGACTGCCAATGAAATATCATCTGAAGTGCGACAAGGAGTTGAAGCATATTTCAACACCAATTTGAAAACATTGGACAAGACATTCCTGTATTCACAATTTGTGGATTACATTAAATTGTTATTACCCAACATCATTGTGGGTGTTCTTGCCAAGATGAAGTTGCAACGGCGTGTGGAATTTGTAACTAGCACATCCAACAGCAAAACGGTGAGATTTCTAACAAGTATTGTGCCAGAAACTTTACGAAGCACCAACTTTTCTGTATCAGTGAATGACACCACATACACCGCCTTTATTAAAGATTTTTCCAACACCGACACCATTGATTTTACTGGCACTGGCACATTGAAATTGATGGATGTGGACACACACAATGTGTTGAACGGAGCATTAGGCACCATCAATTACACAACAGGTGTTGTGGTGATTAACAATCTCACAATATTATCGTATTTTGGAAATGCAACGGAACTTCGATTAACAGTGATACCTCAAGAATTGGGAAAAAACATTGCCCCCTCGGTGATTCCAATAACAGAAACATCATTGTTTGCCACAACTCCGTCGCCATCACGTAACAGTATTATTGATTTGGATGATAGTGAAGCTGACACCACCTCTAATTTATCTCCAGGATTGATTGTTACAGTTTCACCATATATTTCCAATAACTAATGTCAACATCTTTCAAGAATAAACTGTTCTACTTTATTTCTGGACAGTTACCGGAATATATTGTTGCCGAGTACCCGCAGTTTGTTCAATTTTTAACTAGCTATTATAAATTTCTAGAAACATCAGAGGAAGTTCATGATGTGTTATTGAACAATGCATCATGGAAAGACATTGATAACACATTGGATCTGTTTCTGCCTGAATTCAAGAAACAATATGCAAGTGATATACCTGATACAGCATTATTGAATATTCGCCGGTTGATCAAGTACATCAGTGAATATTATGAAGCCAAGGGATCAGAAAATGCCGCAGAATTGTTTTTCCGATTCATGTACAATGAAAAATCATCTGTAGTATATCCTGGTGATTACACCTTACGGGCATCTGATGGTAAATGGTCCAGAAAAAAGATCATTAAAATTGATACCGTGGCGTTCCCCTCGGAAAATATTTTTGAACTTACGGGAAAACAAATTTCTTTCAAGTACATGGAATTCATTCCAGGAGAAGGTAGTGTCCTGCGTAATATTCAAACATCATGTTTCAATGTGGTGGGACAAATTGAACCGAACATTTATCAGCTTGAAGTTGATATCAATCCCGGATATGTGTTTCCTGATATCATCACACCAGTCACCAATGTAGACATCAATAATGATGGTGTGCCTGAAACCATTGAAAGTCTTGGCACATATGATACACATGTGTATTTGGTATTCAATAACAACATTTACGGATCCATTTCCAAGCAAATTGTGGATGTGGTGTCCATTGATGTTGGTGGTTCCAACTTCCGAGTTGATGATTCCTATTTGATAGGAGAATCAGGCATTGAACAAGCATATTTTGCTGAAGTGTATGTGTCAGATGCCACTCCATATGTGTTTGAAACATTCAATAATAATGCAGTTATCAGAATCCAGGAGGTTACGCCGCGAGTTCAATTACCTTCACCATATGCATCAGATGTGGAACTGTATTTTGCTTCCGATTATGTGGGTGAAGGATTCCAACGCCGCGGCGCGAATGTTACTGAAATTCAAATTGTTAACACGGGACAAAAATTTGCAGCAAGAAAAGAAGATAATTTAAGTGATGTTGGATATTTTGCCGGTGACTACGCTGTTAATCCTGACAATTATGCAACAGATGTTCAATTGTTGGAACCCACCGACACGTTCACACTGGATCTATCTCCGCGGTATCCGAGAAATCTCACGGGAACAACAGCAACAATTACATTTAGAACTGGGTTAATTCGCCATGCAGAAGGAATATACAAAGATTCTTCTGGGTTCTTGTCTGATGTTAATCGTCTACAAGACAACTACTACTACCAGCCATATTCTTATGTAATTCGGTCACAGCAACCATTCAGTACATGGAAAAATGTATACACACAGAGCAATCATCCAGCAGGATTTAAAGTATTCTCTGAACTGCAATTCATAGACACCATTCCATCCACGATCACTGTTGCTGACAATTTCAAACTGTTTGAATTCATCCTCGATGACATCATTGTGCTTGATGATAGTTTTGCAAAACATGTATATAAATCGGTGTCTGACACAGCAGTGATGACTGACAGTGTTGTAAACCATGTGCAACCTGTGTTGGTTGATGGTATCACCACGATTGATAACATCAATTTTACAATTCAACCGAATCTTTCAGATGGCATCACAACATCTGATTCCATCAATATAAATATTGAAACAAGTGTGAATGAATCATTGGTGTTTACTGATTCAGTAACATCACAGTTATAAAGAGTATATCGCTAAACCATACGTTGGAACAATTAACACATTGTAAACAGAGGACACCATGCAAGACTTTTTAGCAGCAAAGGGTAAATTACGTATCGTCGTTACTGACGAAAACGGCAATGTCAAAGAAGATCGGGAAGAAAACAATTTAGTGGTGAGCGTCGGGAAAGCATTCACAACATCAAGAATGATTGGCACAGCTTCCACCGTTATGAGTCACATGGAAGTGGGTACTTCCACCACGGCGGCATCAGCCGGACAGACTGCGTTGGTTACACCAGTGGCGGCATCTCGCACGGCGTTAACATCATCCACACAATCCACCGTGACAACAACTAGTGATTCGGTGCAATATGTGTGTACATTTGGCGCGGGAGTAGGCACTGGTGCACTTACTGAAGCTGGGATTTTCAACGCAGCATCAGCGGGTACAATGTTGTGCCGCACTGTGTTCTCAGTAGTAAACAAAGGCGCAAGTGACGTTATGACTGTTACTTGGACCGTCACACTTTCATAATTATATACCATGCCAGCACTACTACCAATTCGGTTTCGAACTGAATTAGCTCGTCAGTTTCACCGAACCATTACAAACACCACCAACGTTTTGTCAGAGGATAGAAACACCCTTACTCCTCTGGACACGGTGTTGTTTGAGTATACTGCATCTGCAAGTCAAATAACTTTCACAGGGGTTGATGATAATGCAAAAACATTATCCTACACACCTGGACGCATTGAAGTATATGTGAATGGAGGAAAAATTTCATCTGGAAATTATTCTGCATTAAATGGTACTAGTGTTGTGTTTTCTTCGCCATTGGCTCTTAATGATATAGTAACCATCATCAAAATGAATATTTTGGTGTATCCAAATCCTTCGGATTATTATCATGTGTTTTTAGGGAGAACCACCCCATGGTATAATAATGTTGTGTCAACTCCCCAAGACACACGGAGCGAAGATTCTGAAACAAAAAGAAATATCATTGCTGTGAAAAAAGTACAACCCAGTGATACCGCTCTACTTATTCCAAGAATCAACTGGACAACAGACACCATATATTCAAGTTATCTTGACGATGAAAATTTTTCAAGTAATGAATTCTATGTGATGAACACCAGTTACAGAATTTACAAATGCATCTACAGCCCAGGCACACCTTCCGTGGTGCAACCCACACAAACAACAGCAGGCCCGTTCAATCTCAGTGATGGGTATTATTGGCAGTTGATGTACGAGGTGCCGGCAGCTGAACGTATTAGATTTTTAACTGATGATTTTATTCCAGTAAGATTCTATGCCACATCTACAACGTTTGATCATAATGGCATTGTTGATGAAATTATCCTGGGCACAGAAAGAGGAAGTGGATATGTAACACCTCCCACAGTGTTAATTTTAGGAGATGGGCAAGGAGCCACTGCCACAGCATCATTGTCCGGAGGTGAAATATCTTCTGTGACCGTTACAAATGCAGGACAAGGATACACATTTGCAGTAGTGCAATTTTTAGGAGGTGGTGGCTCAGGTGCTGTTGCTGAAGCATCTCTGCGGTCATCCGACCTGCCCATCACGGTGAATCAAGATGTGGCGTCCTACGCAATTTCAGCGGGTGGTGGCATCAATTTCATTGAGGTGGTGAATGGCGGCACTGGATATCTTGCAGCCACAACTGAAATTGAAATTAAAGGAGATGGCACCGGCGCCGAGGCAGCAGCTTCAGTTGTGAATGGTGTAGTCACATCTGTTACTATTACTGATCGTGGAAAAGGATACACATATGTTGAACTTGTGGTAACAGGTGCTGGTGCAAATGCGTCATTGCGCGCCGTGATTGAACCTCAAGGCGGACATGGATCCAACCTCCCACAAGAACTATTTGCACGAGTTGTTGCCATTTCTGTAAATATCGAGGATGTGCTGTCGGACTTTTTCCTTGATAATGATTTTCGACAGATCGGGCTTGTGAAAAATATTAAAAATTTCAATGAAACTGAAATCTTCTCAGCATCCACAGGAAACGCATGTTATGTTGTAGAAGTACCATCAGTGAATCAATACAGTGTTGACGATGTGGTGTTAACCAACACCGGCGGAGAATATGTGGTTGTGAACAAAACAGCAACCACAATATTTCTTCTAGCTATAATTGATTCCATCTCAGCATCAAGTGTTCTAAATAATGAGACAACCGGCGTAGGTGCATTGAGCATCACATCAATTGATGTGCCTGAAATATCAACAAAAACAGGCGATGTCATTTATGTTCGAAACATTGCTCCAGTCACAAGACAAGTCGGGCAAGTGGAACAAATAAAACTTTATTTTAGCTTCTAACACATTTTAGGGACTATGGCAAACTTAAATCTCAATACATTTCCATACTATGATGATTTCAATTCTGATAAAGGATTTCATCGTATTCTGTTTAAGCCTGGATATGCAGTTCAGGCACGTGAACTCACTCAAATTCAAACAGTTCTTCAAGAACAGATAAAGCGTTTTGGAAACCATCTTTTCAAAGATGGCACAGTTGTTTTAGGCTGTGCTGAAACTTCAAATTTTTCAGTCCCGTTCATAAAAATTCTTGATACTTCCAATGTGGGATCCGCCATTGATGATACTGTGTTGGCATCCTTTGAGGGCAAGGTGATTGTTGGGGGAAATAACAGTGTAAAAGCCATCATTAAAAAAACAGTTAGTGGTGCAGAAACCGATTCACCCAATTTAAAAACGTTATACGTTCAATATACCGCTACAGGTGCTGGCAACGTTTTAACCACGTTTGGTATTGGTGAAGTGCTTACTGTTGAAAATACCACTGATACATTCATTGTTGCTGACGCAGGAGAAACACCCATTGGTGAAGGCACATTATTTTCAGTGAATGATGGTATCGTGTATGCCAATGGCAGTTTCATACTGCACAATTCACAAACCATTGTATTAGGTAAATACACAACAACACCAAGTGTAAAAGTAGGATTCATCGTAAAAGAAGAAATCATTTCATCCAACGATGATGAAACATTATTGGATCCTGCTCAAGGATCATACAACTACACGGCACCAGGTGCAGATCGGTACACCCTGAGCACAGAACTGGCTTCAGTGGAAGCTGGTGTTACTGCACCTGATGGATTCTATATTCTGTTTGAAATAGAAGATGGTGTCATCAAGCGTCGATACAACACCACACAATATGCTGAACTAAACAAAACACTGGCTCGGCGCACCTATGATGAATCAGGTGATTACACGGTTCGTTCATTTCCATTGATTATCCGTGAACATTTGGATGATGGTATCAATAATGGTCGATACAGTGGTGCGGAAGGAGACGCCAGTAAAATTGTTGTTGGTGTGGAACCAGGCAAAGCCTATGTGAAGGGCAATGAACATGAACTGTTTGCCACAGAATATATGGCAATAGATAAAGCCATTGACACGGTAACAAACGAAAATCAGCCCATCACAACTGCCTATGGTAGCTATGTTACTGTGAATGATGTTGCGGGTGTATGGTCCACCACAGTAGGTAGTCTGGTATCATTACGAACTGCTGCAGCAAATGCTGTTACAAGTGGCACACATTCAGCAACATCAGCACCAGGATCAGAAATTGGTACTGCACGAGTGCGAGCAATTGAATATGTGTCAGGAACTGTCGGCACCTCAGCTGCACAATACAAATTGTATTTGTATGATGTTGTGATGAGTTCTGGTGGCTTCAGTAGTGTGTTGTCCATCTACTACAATGGACCTGGGGCTGATGCATTTGCCGATATTGTGACAGCACCTGCTGTATTGGAAAGTTCCAGCTTTACACCTGCGATTTTCGAATCACCGTTCAAGAATTTACAAACAGTGACAGATGGCAGCTATGTGTATAGAAAATTATTATCTAGTGTTGCTGTTGCAAATGCGGGAACATTCACGGCATCCGTGTCAGGCGGAGAATCATGGGCGTTCACCTCATTGCCAGGTGCTTCTGATATAAATCGTGAAATCATTGTGGTTGCTTCTTCTGCGTTCACAGGAGGAACTTTAGGGACCAAGGCAATCGGACAAATCTTGAATCCTGCCTCGGTCACATACACCAGTTCTTCCGTGTTAAACTTTGCGTTAAGTGGAACCACCACAGGAACGCCCACTGTGGATGTGTTTGTGAATGTTCGAAAAACCACACCCACAGAAAACAGCAAAACACTTCGGAAATCACGGTATGTGAAAATTGATACGGCATCACATCCTACTGGGGCAACAGGTACATATGGTCTGGGGTACTATGATGTGTATGAAATTGAGAATGTGTGGTCAGCCAACACAACAGAATCATACCCGACATCTGATCCCACGGCATTAAACACATGGACGGATGTGACAACAAGTTTCACATTGAATGATGGACAAAAGGATGGATATTACGACTTGTCATCCATGACCACTACATCAACTTTCACCAACAAGAAATTGCTTGTGAAGTTGACGTATTTTGAACATGGCACTAGTTCCGCCTATTACACGGTGGATTCATATCCATTGCCAGCAGAAAATGCATCGCCGTCTGCTTCACAAATCAATTGGTATGAAATTCCTTCGTTCACGGCAACTAACGGCACCAAATACAATCTCCGAGATTGCATTGATTTCCGTCCAACAGTGACACTCACAGCAACTAGTAGTGTTACTATTGCCGGGGCCAGTTTAAATCCAGCAACCACAAACACTTCGTTCTTGGCAGGGTTTGTTCACCCCGCCGCAGCAGAAGAATTCATCAGTGATTTAACATCGCACT